CCTCGTCGGAGAGCCGGTCCCATTCGCGTGCGACGGCACCAGACATCTCACGCCGCAGACCGTGGAGGTCATTGGCCGTCTGCCTGCCGTCGATGATGATGCGCATCAGTACCCGCCACAAGGCCCGTCGGTGGCCTCGTCCTCTTCGACGATGAATCGCTGAGTCGAGGCGTAGACGGTCCCTCCGGCGCCAGCGGAAGACAGCGTTGGAGCGGTCTCCCGTCCCATGTCCCGCTGACCGCTCTTGATCTCACGCACGGTGCCCATCGCTCGGTCGTATCTGGACTGCTCCGGGTTCTTCCCGTCTGCGGTCCCACGACGGAACTCAGGCTTACGCTCGTACATGTAGAACACAGAGATGTCGACCGAGCAGTACTTGATGATGTCGGCGGTCGACGCGTCGACGTCATCAAGGTTGAATTGCGGCCCGAGCACGGACTTGATGTCGGCATCTGCACGGGCGATGCGGCCGGTAACGAGCGTGGCGCTGATGCCCCCGGCTCCGTCGGAACAGAGCTGGGCGACAAGCGTCGTCCCGACTTCCTCGACCACATCTGCTTGCGTGCAGAATGCCATTCAGGTCTCCTCGACCAGCCCGAGATCGAGCAGCCGACTGAAGTCCGCGTCGACCGGATCGATCTCGTCGCCGGCTTGCGCCAGCGTCGGGCCCTTGGTCGCCGAGGAATAGAAGACGCGACTTGTCGCCACCAGCTTGCGAGCAGGCGCAGCAGGAGCCGGGCGCGTCTTCGCCAGCTCCCTCTTCTGCTGCTCGTTCACTGGTAGGCTCCGACGATGAGGTGGCCCGTCGCAGCCGACACGGCCTGCTGGACCTCGGAGGTCACGACCGCGATCATGCGGCCGCCACGCTGGCCCTTGCCAGGCACGTCCCACTCGCGCACTTCCCAGCCCTGCACGGACCCGGGAGCGGCCCAGCGGAAGGTGCGAATCGTCGGGATCTCTTCCTCGTCCGAGTCAGCGCCTGGCGGGATGTGCAGACAGATGACGTCGTTGCCCCAGGTGTACCCGATGGTGCCGGCGGTCGGACTCTTGTGCTTCATCCGACCGATGACGAACTTGACGCCCTCGAGCCCAAGGCGGGCCGCGATCTCTGCCGGGTTGGCAATCGTCGGAGCTTCCTTGTACATCGAAAGCTTCTGCACCTGGGCATTCAGGATCATCGAGTGCCAGGTGCGCTCGCTCATCCCGATGTGCGTGCATGGCTTGTACATCGTCTCCATCGCGGTGAAGATGTTCGCGACGGGATCCGACGCAGAGCCGCCGTTCCACTTCGCGGTGGCGCCGAGCGTGGTCTTGTAGCTCAAGAACGTGGTGGCGTTGTCGAGGGCAAGAGCGGCAGTCCGGATCTCGCGCCGGATGTTCATCGCGTTGAGCACGCGACGGACCGACGCCATGGCCGGATCGATCGCAGCGTCCGCGGCCATCACGATGTTGTTGTTGACGAAGGACGCGAGCCCGCGGTCGACGCACGAATAGGTGCTGTTCGACAGGGTCGGGCTGACCGTCTTGATCTCCGCGTCGCCCGAGACCTCGTCGTCGGTGACGGTGTTGAAGAGGTCATTCGAAGACCACTCGTGGTACTTGCCCGAGGGCTTGCCCACCAGCACGGGCGGACAGATGATGTCCGCAATGGCCTGGTCCTGATTGCGACCGAAGCCTGCGGCGAAGTTGGGCAGCGCGGCCGCGACGTGAACGTCGCTCTGCGCCAGCGTGCGCGTGTCGACCTTCCAGCCACCAGGGCCGCGGACGGTCTCGTTGGTCATGTCGAGCTCGAACACCTCACCGTTCGGCCCGCTCACCTTGACGATTCTTGCTTGCATGTCTTCAGCTCCTAGGCTCAGCTCGCGGCCTTGGTGATGATGTCGGGGTGGACGTCGACCACGAACGTGTCGCCCTGCGCGGCAGCCGCGGTGAGCGTGTGTCCGAGCGACTCACTCGTCGCGCTCGTGACGATGGCCTTGGCCTCGCCCATGTGCGCGGTGGTGTCGGAGATCATGACGTGAGCTCCGGTGGCAAGAGCTCCGCCGGCAATCGCCAGCGCGGGGCCCTTGACGCAGATGACGCCCCAGGCGCCAGCGGCAATCGCGCCGACTGCGATGCCCGCTGTACGAGCGACGCCGGCACTGGCGGTCGGGATGACCACCGCGTGCTCGTAGCCGCTCACGGTCTCGTACAGCACGGCGGTCTTGTCAGGGATCGCCGTCGCTGCGTTGTTGAACACGGTCTGGAGCGTCCGGGACTCGAATCCCGGGAGCGCGACTTCAGCGTACTGAGCCATGGTGACTTCTCCTCATGCGGCTCAGACGGCCGCGTTGTGGCTTTCCTTGATGGCCTGATTCCAGGCTGCGGTGTACTCGGCGCCCCCGGCGATGAGCTCCGCTGCACGCTTGACGATCGGGTTCTCGACCTGCGTCTGAACCTGCGTCTCGGCGGGCGTTTCCTTCGTGATCTGTCGGAGCATCGGAGCGAGCGGAGCAATGGGCTCCACCGGGTACAGACCCCGGAACGCCTCGAAGTCCTTGCGAGCGAGGTTGAGCGCGAAGGTGCGCTTTTCCTCGGAGATGCGGCCGACCTTGATCAGCGCGTCGACCTCGGCCACGGTCTCCGACTCGATGCGATCGGCGATCGTCTTCTCCGCCGCAACGGCTCGCGTGGTCGCGGCCTCGGCATCCTTGGTTGCCTTGTCGAGCTTGAGCTCGAGCTCGGCGACGTGCTGCGCTTGCTCTTCGTACCTGCGCACAGCAGCCTCGATGGTCGCGGCTCCGGTCACGGATGCAAGCTCCGGCGGCAGCGCGACGGTTGCAGCCTGAGCCACTTCCGTTTGCTTCGTACTCATGTTGTTCTCCGTGTCCGAGCCGCACTGCGCGGCTCTGAATGCCCTTGCCAACGCGTTCTCATTGCTCCCCACCGGAAGCACGCTGATCTCGACCAGCATTGCCGAGTCGATGATCAGGATCTCGCCTCCGCCGTCCCGCTTCTCGAAGTGATACTCACGCTCCTTGAAGCCGACCGAGACGCCCCGAAGCCCGCCCTCGACCATCTCGTCGAAGACCAGGTCGGCGCGCGGGTTGAGTCCCTTCTTGAAGAAGACGAAGTCCGCGAGCACGCGCGTTCCATCGACTCGGACGTTCTGCGCTTGACCCAACACGTCCTCGGGATCCGGGGCGTCGAGTCCTCGCGCTCCACTGTGCGCCCACAGGAGGACCGGGTTCTTCGCGTACCGCGCAAAGTCCCAGCCCGCCGCTCGGATGATCGAGTCGTGCGAGTCGACAGTCTCATCGCTCACGACCACGTTCCGGATCGTCCGCGCGGCCTCGTCGATCTGCACGGCTCGGATATCGATCGTCGATACCCACCGTGTGAGAATGTCGCTCATCGCCTTGCTTTCGTCTTCCCAGGGCCAACCGACGGCCCATAGATGGCTGATCCCTCGGCACCTCGGGTGCGCTGGAATCGGTGCCGTGAAGGTCTGTCCGAGTAGCCGGAGCTGCCCGTCTTCCTGCCTGCACACGTTGCAGGTCCGCGCGTCGTTGACCTCGCTCCTGCGCTTCGCCACCATGGCTACAGCCGAGTCAGCGCGGATGCTCCGAAGCTGCCCGGCGTCCCGAGCTACGAGGAACCCGCGGTCCGGGTTGTCGTCGAGCCGCTCGAGGTCATTGTACGCTGCAGCCTTCGACCGCTCGTACTCACGCACCACCTGATCCTCGATGAGGACCACGGCGCGATAGGACGCATCGATGAAGGCCTGCCCGAAGTCCGAGTCTGCCGCGGCTTGCGCCTTCGACGTCGCTTCATCGACCGCGCTCTGCACGTAGCCGTCGACCGTGCTGCGGGTCGGAGGACCGGATGCGCTGAGGTTGAGTCGGGCCTTTGGCGCGATCGCCTTGAGCTCGTCGAGCACGTCGCCAGCACCGGCCACGTGACCCCAGCGCCTGGCCTCCTCGAGCACGGTGTGGATGCCGGAGGCGAGAGCCTTGCCGACACCCGGCTCGAGAGCTCGTTCGGCGAGCTCCGTGTAGACGCTGAGGGCCTTGAGCGCGAATCCGTCAATCGCCTCGGACAGCTTCTCCGCGTTGCCCTCAGCGACGCTTCGAAGTGCCGATACAGTCATGGGTCAGGCTGCCGCGCGGGCCTCGACCAGGTCGACCAGCGCGCGTTCGTAGGCCGCAACGTTCTGCGGAGCGAGCGCGTTCACTTCGTGGCAGAGGAACCGAGAGGCCCGCCGCTCGTAGTCCTCGTGCTCGGCGTCGTGGTGCTGTGCCACGTGCTGGAGCACTGCCGCCGCGTCGTGCGCGTCGAACCCGTCGTAGCGATAACCCACGCCATCGGGGAGCAGGTCCGAGTTGTGCACGAGCGGATACCCGCCGTGCAGTGCGTCGTAGTAGGCGTAGTTCAAGCCGTTTTCCCACTGGTGCGCGAGCATCACATCGCAGTACCGAGCCATGAAGAACGGAGTGTTGAATCGCCCCTCGAACGAGGCAACGTGTGCCCGCACGATGTCGAGGTGGCTCGCCATCGACTGGAACGTGAGGTGCTCCTTGAGGTGCAGCGAGTTCGTGATGTAGACGTCGCCCACCAGTTCCGGGTGCCTGCGGTAGAGAAGCTCGCAGGCGAGGAGCGGGACGATTGCCGTCTTGACGAGGTTGATGTTCGGCTCGAACGTGCCGATCCGCTTTGCAGTGCGCCCAGGCTGGTAGCCGAAGGCGAGCCCCTCGGGGAACTCCGACACGGCCTTGTTCGCGAACGTCGGCATCCACACGTGCGGGAGCACGCGCACCGGGCAGCGGAAGACAGCCTCCCAGTAGGATGCGCACGTGTTGACGTGCTGAGGATTCGTCCAGACCTCGTCGAACCGGGCGCCGTTGACGATCGCCCCCGGCTTCTTGTCGTGAATGGCCCGCTCGGTCTCGATCGCGTAGGCGTTTCCGAACCGAAACGCGACAGCCTTGCCGCCCCGCGCATGCACGCGCTCGACGTTCTCCGCGCTGACCTGGGCAGCGGCTTCGATGAGCACGTCCACCTGGTCAATCGCTTCTGCGATAGGAACGAACTCGATGTCGAGCCCGTCGAGCATCAGCGCCTTGTCTGGGACCTTTGACTCGCCGCCGTTGAGCGCGAGCACGCACCCCACCATGCCGGACTCGCGGAGCATGCGCAGCAGGAACACGCAGTTCTGCGCGGCGCCGTTGTTCCAGATGGACTCCTTCTCCCGGAGGAAGAAGGTCAGTCCGACGGTGGGGCGGTCTTGCATCAGTGGCCCGCCACGATGTGCGAGGAGAGCTTCGACTCCTCGGAACTCAGGCGCGTGGTGAGCGACACCACCGAACTCGTGAGCGTCGAGAGGTTCGCGCTGTCGACGACCGCAAGGGACGCGTCCGCACTGGTCCGGGTCGAGAGGTTCGTGCTCGTGACGACCACGAGCGATGCGGTGGCGCTGGCAGCGGTCGAGAGTACGGCGCTGTCCACGACCACGAGGGAAGCGTCGGCGCTCGCACGAGTGCTCTCCTCGGTGCTGACCCTGGTGGTCAGCGACACGTCGGAGCTGGTGAGGGCCGACAGGTTGGTGCTGTCGATGACAGCGAGGGATGCGTCGGTGCTCGCCGTGTCGCTCTCCGAGGTCGACACGCGGGTGGTGAGCGACGTGTCCGCCGCCGTCGAGGTCGACAGGTTCGTGCTCGCAAGCGTGGTGAGCGACGCATCCGCGAGCGTTCGAGTCGACTCCTCGGTGCTCACCCGCGTGGTCAGGGAGTTGTACACGGCCGCGCTCGAAAGCTCGCCCACGCTCTCGTCCGCGGACAGGCGAGTATTGAGCGACGCTACGGTGGTCGAGATGGTGGTCGTGCCAGTGCCGAGCTTGGCCTGGATGGCAGAGACGGCGGTGGTGACCTTGTCCCGCTCCTCTTCCGTGGCGGCCTGCTGGGCAAAGGTGTCGAGTGTCGTCGGGTACGTGGTTGCGCTCATTGCTCGGTCTCCGGCGGATCGTTCTCGTCCGCGCCGTTGGTGTTGGTGTTGGCTTCCTCGTCTTCGCCTTCGTCCACGGGAGGCGCGGACTTCGTCTCTGGCTCTTCGGTCTCGCCCAGGATCTCTTCCCCGTCGGCAGGCTTCGGGATCGACAGCTTCTCTCGCGCGAACGCCGTTGGGATGGGCACACCGAGCTTGTTGTGCGCCACGTCCAGCACATCGGCGTTGGCCTTCACATCCTCGCCGCTCTCAACGATCGTGTGGTACCTGGGGCACCACTTGCGAGCCGCGTCGGGCCCGAAGTTGTAGAGCACGATCCACTTCACGAGGTCGTTCGTGATGGTCTCGTCAAGCTGCCCAGCGTCATCGATGTGCAATGACTCGGCATCATCTGACTGCGAGTCACCGAGAGCCCTCGAGCCGCTGGTCTGCGACTCCGTGTTGAGGTCCCCACCGGCCACGATCTTGGAGATCTCCGAGTTGCAAAGCTCGATGTGCCACTTGTGCGGCACGTTCTCGCCCGAGCCTCCCGACGATGAGCCGGTGGGCCCGACAAGGTTGAAGTCGATCGTGTCGGGCCCAGCCCATCCAGGCTGGGAGCCTCGACCGACATCCTGCACGAGCTCCTTCGCGCTGTCCTGTTCCGCCTCGGTGGCAACGCCAGAGTCCGCGCGCCCCGTCTTCCACTTGGCGATCGGGAAGGGCTTTCCGAACCGCTCGATGTAGTTCATCGACTCGCGGTTGTCGAAGCGCTTGAACGCCATCCAATAGGCGAGCACGCGACCAAGCCCGGTGCGCGTCGGCGACTCATCTGCAGTGGCAACGATGTTCAGGATGAACTTGCCCGGGTAGTCGGAGGGCTTCAGCGACTCGGCGAGGAATGACCCGTTCGTGATGTACGGAACGAAGTTGTCTCCGTATCCGATGCGCCTGGAGTGGACGAGCAGGAGCTTGTCCACGAACACGCCGTCGGGGTCCTTGCGCCACATGATCTCACGAGCGCTTGCGCCGGAGAAGCCAGCCCAGCAGAGTCCATGCACGTGCTGCTTCCACCGTGCAATCCGTTCGATCGCAACCGTGACGAAGGCCGCAATCAGTTCGGCGTTGGCCCGCTCAGCTTCGCCTTCGACCTTGGCCGGCACGATCTCCCACGGCGCCGAGGAGACCTTCGTGAAGCGCTTGCACAGCACGGCGTGCGCGTGGCCGTCTGCCTCTCGCAGCTCGGACAGCATGTCGACCCACTGCGCCCGATTGCCCTTCTCGCACTCACGCAACCGGGAGGTGACGACCGCAATGGTCATCATCGCGCCCCAGTGATATGGGTACTTCTCGTCAAGTGCCCACCTGATCAACTGCTGGGGGATGATGGCCATTCGGGTATCAGTATCCTGCGTCGTCGAGTTGTGACTTGCGCGTGAATCGAACCGCTGGGGAGTTGTCGACCACGGTTCGCATCGAGTTGTGCGCACCGCTCAGGGCGTCGACCTGGTCGTCGTGGGCGCCCTCGGGGAATGCCTCGAGCTCTTCCACAAAGAGCTTGTTCCACGCTCCACGTAGGAGCTTGAAGTTGCCATGCTCGGCCTGCGCGCTGGCCGGTTGTGCGCGGGTGATCTTGTCCTCCCGCGCCGGGTAGGACCGCACGTTTAAACCGTCGAGCAGTCCAACGTACGTGGCGATCTCGAACTTGCCGGCCTGCCCCGGGTCCTGCTCGAGGGCCACCTGGACGTGCTTACCGTCGTTCGCCGCCGTCCGAAGGATCTCGGCCTGCACTTCGCCAGGCGTGCCGCGAAATCGATTGACGTCTTCGACGTAGTAGATGCCGCCCGCCTTCGCGAGCAGGAGGCCCACGGTCCAGTCAGGGTCCGAGGAGCGACGCTTTGCAGCTTCGGTCTCGCCCGTACCGGCTCGGTCCCAGTATCGAACCCGAACGGCGTTGGCCGGTGTCGCGTCAACAACCTCGAACCACTGACGCTTGAAGTACAGCCCGCGTCCTGGCTTGATCAGCCAGTTGCCATCCTTGAGCTGCGCCCGCGTCACCGGGTCGAGCATGTCGAGCCCTGACGCGTATCCGCTGTCCAGGTGCGGGTTGTCGCCGCACTTGGCCGGGACGAAGGTGCGTCCCATAGCTCCGGGGGTGCCGACGGGAACGACTGATTCGCCATTGCCGTCTCGGAGGAAGTGCAGCACCTGCCCGGGCCTCGCTCTCGTCTTCGTCTCTGGATCGAGCCATGGAGCGAATCGACGAAAGACCCATTCGTGCCCATCGTTGCCTGGGTTCGTGCCCGCTCGGAGTCGCAGCGGCACGCCTCGAGACGATCGCATGCGCGAGTATCCGAGGTAGAGGTACTGAGCCTCCGTGAAGCTCGTAACCTCATCGAAGCCCACGAACTGGTATTCCGCGCTCTGGTGCGCGTGGATATCGTCCTCCTGCTGGAGATGCGATAGCCACACCGTCTCACCCTCCGGGAAGGTCCAGACGTGGAGCTGCCCGTTGTAGCGACCTCCCAGCCTTCGATAGAGCGACCTCGACTCGGGGATGAGTGAGCGCTCGAGCTCGGGGAAGGTGCGCCGCAGGAGCAGAGCTTTGTACGCCGGCCCGTAGCCGCGTCCGACGTAGCGAACAGCGTCCACGAGAAGGGCGGCCGACTTCCCTCCACCTGCGCTCCCGCCGTACAGCGCCTCTCGACAGGTCAGCGAGAGGAAGTATTCCTGCGGCCCCGGGTTTGGCCGCCAGTCATTCGGGTGCGGCATCGCCGCTGCTCGGCAACCCTGTCGAGTCGGAGTCTGCACGCTCCGTTGGCAGGTAGATCGTCGGAGTCGAGATCTGCACCGGGCCACCGGCTGGGCCGGAGAGTTCCTGCTTGGTGGTCTGCGGAGCATCGAGCCCGCGCAACTTCGCGCGTCGTTCCTCGATTCGGATTGCCGCGTTGATCGCCTGAGGGTCGCCCGCGCCGATGCCTGGGCGCAGAGCGTTGAGCAGCATGTCCAATCGCTGGTCCTGCTGCGTTCGCAAGTCCTCGGCGGTCTCGGCCATCTGCTGCTGAGTGTCCTTGAGCGCGGCCTGGATGTGCTTCCACGCGCTGGACGTCGAGATCCCAAGCTCCGTCCCAACCTGGTCGTAGGTGAGGCCCTTCAGCCTCAGTTCGAGCGCAAGCTTCCTTCGCTTCGTGTTTGCGATGGCCTTGGGGCTAGCCTTGGACCGTTGACGTTTCCGTTGCGGCATTTTCGGCGCGTTGTGGGTTTTTCAATCGCCACGCTCCGACGCGGAAGTCCGCGCGGTCCGGGCCGGCGTGGCGCGACCCTGGGAAGTGGAGGCCCGATGCGAGGGGAGGCGCACCGGGATCGACAGACGGCGGAACCCTCAAGGCCAGTCGCCTGCCGATCTCGAAGCGCCTCCGCGCGATCGATCCATGAAACGAGGTTGGAGCGTATCTCTCGGCTTCGCCGAAGCGCGAGTTACTCTGCCCGCCCCACCCCCGACCCCCTCCCCGAGGGAGTCGAATCCCTACCCTACTATGCGGACATGAATTACGTTCCCGCGCTTCTCCGTTTCGCCAGCTTCGAAGTGATGCATGCAATCACGCGACACATGACCGTAGCGAATCGTCGAGGTCTGCCCGTTGCATTGCCCGGAAACACCCGTCCGCACCCGCAGGCACAGGTGCAGAGTTCGGGCACGCCCTCCGCCTCACGAATCATCCGCAGCGCGGCTCGCCGCAGGATCTCGTGGGCGATCGCCATTTCGTCGCGGGCCCGCTGCTTGCGCTCTCGGTCCCGCTGGCGCCGGCGCTCCTTCCGGAGCCATGACGGGTCGATGTCTAGGTCGTGCGGAACGGGGTCGCCGAGGGATTGGACTGAGGCGAACTCCTCGAGGATCTCTCTTTGGACTGCTCTCAACGCGCCCTCTCATACGCCGCTACCGCAGCCCGCAGCACATCGACCGCCTCAGCGGCGAGCACCCGAAGCGCATCCCTCTCCTGCTGGCTCGGCGAGGTCGCCATGCGCTCGAGCGCCCTCCGAGGCCCCACGTCATCCGGCTGGCCTTCCCCAGCCTTCTCTGCCCTTCGCCTCCGACGCTCGTTGACCACCCTGGTCGCGTCGAGCACCGCCGTGGTCTGGCAGAGTAGGGCGAGCGAGACGCCTTCGATCCTGGTGGGATCACCGAAGTGCAGCTCGAGCACGGCACGCTCCCGAGCTCGGATGCGTCGGAGTCTGGCGAAGACCTTGCTGGCGACGTCGAGCTTCGATCGTCGGTGATAGAGTCGTTCGATCGCGTCGTCACTCGCCGAGCAGGTGGAACGCGATTCGCGGGCCGGCTGGTCCGCCTCAAGCCACACCGCCTCGCCGTCGATCCAGGTCTCTCGTGCGCACCTTCCCCGCTCAGTGCAGGAGAGTCGATCCATGGTCGATTCAAACCCGGACTGGATCGACCGCACGCCCAGGTCCGCCTCGGCACCGCCGCCGAAGTACCATTCGAGCTCGAGGATATCGTCGGTGGTCACGAGTCAAGCTCCCTTCTGCGCACGAGTTCCGGCCAGAGACCCAGGTCCCATATCGCGGCACGCGCAGTGCTGGTGCAACAGCCCATCCGCTCGGCGATCTCGAGGACGGATCCCGTCTGACTGACCAAGCGCTCCCAGTGCGGGCGCTCTTCTTCGAGCTGGGCGCGTCGGCCACGTGCCCTCTCGACCTTGCCCAACCGTCCATTGGCCTGGTCTCGGGCCCGCTCAGGGGGCGATAGCAGCCTGCGGCGGTGGCACCTGGCCGCGATGGTGGCGATGCGCTCGGCGACGGTCCTGGTCATGCTGTTCCTCCACCAAACGTTGCGCATTGTTGCTGACACAAAACGGCCCCTAGGACGCGTCGGGCAGGCTCGGACGTCTCCCTGGCCATCCGGTCGTCCAATCCTCGCGCGCAGGCCTCGCCACGGTGGACGGCGAGCCAGTCCGAGACCACGGGGAGCGGGGACGGGTACGGGAGGGTCGCCCCGCAGGCGGTGCAGGCCAGGCAGTCGGCTCGGGTCGCGACGGGATCGGGCATTAGGTGCGACAGGTCGCGTGCCTCCCGGGCGATCTCGGCGGATCGTGCGGGGGTCATCGTCTCGCCTCGACGCGGATGCCGACCCCGATGGTCCTACCGTCCGCGCACTGGTCGTACCGCCAGGTTATGCGCGGGTCGCGATCATCGATGCCGATCCATGCCGCAATCGCGTCCACCACGTGCTTGCAGGCGCCGGGCAGGTTGTCGTGCGGGTCGAGCCCACGACCGGGAGCAACGCGCGTCACGGTGACGGTGAGTGGCAGCGCGGGGGCAGTACTGAGCCTGGAGCGCAGTAGGAACTCGACGGAGGCGCGCGTCTTGCGGACCTTCGACGCGGCCGCGAAGCGTGCTCCCCTCGTGGTGCCGCGGAAGGTCACGTTCAGCGATTCGAGCTTGAGGCCCGGGACGAACACAACCAGCGCGTCGCCCATGGCGAGCACGGCAGGCTCTTGCACG